GGCTGCGAACCTTCAGCTATTGCAGGAAGCCAAGGCCGAGATTGACTTGCTCGGCCCCAACGCGGCGCTTGCGGGCAAGAACGAGAACGATTCGAGCGGCCGGGCGATCCTGGCACAGCAGCAAGGCGGCATGATCGAGGTCGCGCTGCTCATGGATCGGCTGCGTCAGTTGTCGCTCGCGGTGTACCGTTCGGTATGGGCGCGCATCCGGCAGTATTGGGATGGCCCGCGCTGGATTCGCGTCACGGATGACGAGCGCAATCTGCAATGGGTGGGGCTCAATACGCCGCGTTCCATGATGGAAGTGGCGCAGGAGAAGTTGCAGGGCGATCCGCAGGCCGAGTTCAAGCTGGCGATGCTGGCGCGCGATCCGATGTCTCAGCAGCCGGTCGAGATCAAGAACGCGGTGGCCGAGATGGACATCGACATTGTGATTGACGAGGGCATGGACACGCCAAGTGTGCAATCCGAGCAGTTCGACACGCTTTCGAAGATGATGCCGGCGATGTCATCGCTTCCGCCCGAGGCGATGGAATTGCTCGTTACGGCGTCCAGCCTTCGCGACAAGGACAAGCTCCTGAAGGTGATCGAGGGCATGAAGGCGAAGGCTCAACAGCCCGACCCGATGGCGCAACAGATGCAACAGCTACAGATGGCCGGGGCTCAGGCATCGGTCGAGAAAACGCAGAGCGAGGCGATCCGCAACATGGCCGACGCGGAATCGAAGCGCGCTGGCGTGGTTCAGGACATGCTCGACGGGCAAGTCGCCGCCGCCGACCGCGCCGCCAGGGCGATGCAGGCGAACGATACGCCGAGGATGAGCGCGTGACAGAGTATAGCACTTCGTTTGTCCGTTCGGACGCGCTCCCCGGTTGGAATATTTACGACCTCCCGTTTGACTTCGGCGCGAAGTGGGGAGTTGCGATTGACAACGGCAAGGAGCCGCCAAATCGCCGCCGCTACGCTGTTATGACCAAATGCCATAACCGTGCCGACGCGATCCGGGACGCTATGCCAGCCCTAATTGAATGGGCCGAGCAGAATACAGAATCAACGTCGTGAGACGTGGGGCCGCCGCCGGGCAATCGGGCGATCACAGGACGACGCTGCGCGGTCGATGAGTAAGGCACGAACATGGAGAATAGCACCAGTCTGGACGACATCCTTGGCGGCGACGAAGCCCCGGAGCAGGAAGCCCAAAGCGGGCCGATCCGCGACGAGCATGGGCGTTTCGCTTCGGCGGAACAGCAGCCACAACCCGAGGAAATGGGCGATAGCGCGGCACAGCCGCTGGAAGGGCCGCCGCCTTCCGAACCGGAAACCGGGCACATCCCAATCGCTGCCTTGAAGGACGAACGGTACAAGCGCCAGGCCGCCGAGCAGGCTTTCAACGAAGCCCAGCAGCGCCTCGCACAGTATGAGGCTTATTTCGCACAGGCAAACCAGCAACAGGCTCCCCAGGAGGAAGAAGATCCGGTTGAGTATCTCACTCAGCAGATCGCCAGCCGCCTCGGGCCGCAGGTTCAGCAACAGCAGTTTCTCCTGAAGGTGGAAGTTGCCGAGCAGTTCGCCCGCCAGCAATGGGCCGATTACGATACGACGGTGGATGTGTTCAAGGATGAGGCCGGCCGGAATCCGCACCTTTGGGCGGCGGTCCAGCAGGCCCCTAACCCGGCGCAATACGCATACAATGCCGGGAAGAACATCCTCGCAGCTCGGACTTACGGGTCTGAGGCTCCACCCTCTCGCGATCAGATCGAAGCCGAGATTCGTGAAAAGATCATGGCCGAGATCGGCGTCAACCGTCCGAACGTCCCTACCTCTCTCGCTAACGCTCAGTCCAGAGGCTCGCGCGGCGGCCCGGCTTGGTCCGGTCCCGCTTCATTAGACAGCATTCTGGGGAGCTAACGTCCAACCCCAATGACCCTTTCGCGTCGCGATGACGCCACGGTCCCTTAGATGGAATTTTCACTATGGCAGACACTACCGTTGCAACGGGCCTCACGGTCCAACAGTGGGACGATCAGTTTTTCGTCCAGTATGTGCAGGGTTCGCAGTTCAAGCCGCTGTTTGGCTCGGACGAAATGGCCGTCATCCAGATCAGGGAAGACCTGACGAAGAAGGCCGGCGATTCGATCACCTTCGCACTCGTCAACCGCCTCACCAATGCCGCCACGACCGGCTCGTCCGTTCTTGAGGGCAATGAGGAGGATCTGGCCTCGCGTTCGATGCGCGTTTACATCGACAAGCGCCGGAACGCTGTCCGCGTCTCGGAGATGAACGAGCAGAAGTCCGCAATCAGCCTCCGCAAGGCCGCCAAGCCGGCGCTCATGCAGTGGGCCGACGAGGACACCCGCGACCTCATCATCACCGCGCTCGGCTCGCTCAACGGCACCGCGTTCGTCGCCCGCACGGCGGCGATTGCGGACGCATGGCTCGTTGACAACGTGGATCGCGTCCAGTTCGGCGCTGTCGCGTCTCCCTCGGCTACCGACCTTTCGTCGGCGCTGGCGGACCTCGACACCACGTCGGACCTGTTCAACACGACCGCGCTGGATGCGATGCTGCTGAAGGCCAAGACCTGTTCGCCGAAGATCCGGCCGATGAAGGACCCCGGCAACGGCAAGCGTTACTATGTCGTGTTCGCCAACCCGCACGCCTTCAAGAACCTTCGCGACAGCATGGACACCGAAGTCCTGGCCGTGACGAATGTCGAGATGGAAGCCTCGAAGCTGTTCGAGGGCGGGGACATCAAGTGGAACGGGGCCATTGTCAAGGAAGTCGATGATCTCCCGATCTACACGAACATCGGCAACGGTGCCACCACCGAGGTGACGCCGGTTTACCTGTGCGGTGCGCAGGCGATCGGTATCGCTTACGGCAAGCGGTGGCGCACGGTCGAGGAAACCTTCGACTATGGCGACAAGCACGGCGTTGCTGTGGACGGCATTTATGGCGTTCGCAAGCTGCTGTTCGGTTCGGGCACTGGCGACACCGACGACCTGAAGGACCAGGGCGTTGTCACCGGCTACTTCGCCACGACGGGCTCCGGTACGGCCAATGGCCTGAACGGTGTCGGCACGTCGGCGGAAGTCTAACCCTCTCTCCCCAACTGAGGCGGGCTTTCGGGTCCGCCTCGTTTTTCTTTCATGAGGTAAATCGAAATGGCTACTTTCACGGGCTCGCACGCCGCGTCGACCTATCCGGTCGGCGGCGCTGGTGCGGCAAACCTGCTCCATGTCGCATGGGGCGTTTACAACATCGCGACCAACCCCACGGCGGCGGACATTTTCCAGTTCTGCAAGGTGCCCGCCGGGGCCACTGTCATCGGCGGCTATCTTCAGGCCGTGGACCTCGACACCGGCACCGAGGCGTTCGACTTCGATATCGGTTGGGCGGCTAACGGTACGGATGTGGCCGATCCCGATGGCTTCGGCAATCTGGACGTTCTGACCGGCGACGTGTCGGTCCATCTTCCGGTTGCGGGCATTTGGGTTCCGTTCGCGGGGATCATCCAGTCGGCGGGCTTCAAGAAGTTCGCTGCGGAAACCACGCTGATCGGCACCGCCAACGTGGCCGCGAATGCGACCGGCACCGGCATCGTGAAGCTGGTTGCCCATTACGTGATGGTCGACTGATAGGCTGGGCGGGGCTTCACGGTCCCGCCCTTCCTTTTGTGGGGGGCGATATGCGCTTCAGGTTCATCGGCCAGTACACAAACGGCCACACCAGCAACACCGCGCATGGCGTGACGTTCGAGGGCCATGAGCCCGCCGAAGTCACCGACGCGGAGGCTGTGCGCCGTCTGTCGGGCAATCCCGAGTTCGAGGCGGTGGCTGGCATTGTCGCGACGCATCTCGACCCGATGCCCGATGAGGACGAGGCCGAGCAAATGCCGTTCGCCCCCGCAAAGCGCACCTATAAGCGCCGGGCCGCCAAATGACCGCCGTCACCAACTACACGACGCTCATCGCGGCTGTTTTGGAGGAAATGGACGACACGTCGCTTACCGATTACGTCCCCGGATGGATCGGCCGCGCCGAGGCGCTGTTTAATCGCCGCCTGTATAGCCTCGACACCGAAGCGACGGCCACTGCCTCGCTCACATCGGTTGCCACGACGGCGAGCCTGCCCACCGGCTACAAGGCCATGATTTCAATTCGGCTCGGCAACCTTGAGCCGCTGACATATCTCG